CACTTTGTAAAATTGATTGAACTCTCTTAAAAAACGCAGAGGCCATCTTGGCCTTTTCACCGTTCTTTAGATTAAAATCAATAACTGCACAACGAGAGTGTAACGGTTCAATGATACGAGTTTTGTAATTACAAGTAAAGATGAAAGAGCAGTTAACTGCAAATTCTTCAATTGCATTACGCAAGGCAGGTTGCGTTGAATTTGGATTTAGATAATCTGCTTCATCAATAATGATGACCTTACGGCCACCAGACAATGACATAGATGATGCATAGTTTTTAATCTTGACACGAAAAGTATCAATACCAGATTCATCAGAACCGTTAATGACCATGAAGTCACAACCGATTTCATTACACATAGCCTTGGCGACTGTGGTTTTACCAACGCCTGCACCACCACTTAACAATAGATTAGGAATATTTTGTTGATTAACATATTCCTGAAATGGTTGTTTCAACCGTTCAGGTAGAATACAATCTTCAATTGTTTGTGGTCTGTATTTCTCTGTCCATAATAAATGTTCCATACACCACTTTCATAATAAAAAAATAATTATACATTAACTGTATTACTTTGTGCGGTGATATACAAATTTATCATCACTAACCATAGTCCGCAGGTAACCAGTGCCATTTTTCAATTCTTCAATACGGTGTTTCAATACACCGATTGCAGTATTAAAATGGCCTGTGCCTTCTTCCATTGGTTTGAAATAATAACGACTTAGTGTTTCAATCTCAGTTTCTAATACTGCAATATATTTCTCACGAGTGATATCAAATACTTGCATGATTAAGCCTTTTCAAATTTAGAACCAGACTCAGTTGTAATCCAGTATTGAAGTGGCGTAGTTTTGTGTTGAAAGTGTGAAACGCCTTTAGAAGAAATCTTCACATCATATGCACCAGGTAGAATCTTGGTCAAGTTTTCTGTTTTGAAAACCATACGATACTTACTGCCATCACCATCGGTCAAATCAAGTGAATCGGTATGTGCAGCATCGTTTTGCAAGTCCAATGTTATGATTGAAACTTTCTTACCATCAGATTCAATTGCAATTTGTGGAGAAGAAAGAACAGAAGCCGCACGAAGAACCCAATCAAAGTCTTCAGCCGTTAACCTGAAACTGATTTCAGGTTCGGGCATTGCAATTGCTTTCTCTGGTGGAATAACAATCATAGTGGGTTCGCAGAAGCGATACTTGATTTTAGAACGACCTTTGTTGCCACAGATAACAACATGTTTGTCATCAAATTCAAATGATGGGTCATCTTTGTGTAAAGATACAACCGACAAGAAATTGTTTAGGTCATAAACACCAAACTCTGCGGGAATATCTTCTTTGATTGTAACTTCAGCAAGAATATTCTTGTGTGAAGAAACTGTTTTGAGTGTCTTGCCTTTTTTGAACAGAATGCCTTGATTGATGGCGCCGAAGTTCTTTAAGACAGAGATTGTTTCAGTTGATAATTTCATAATATAACTCCAAAAAAATTTATGTATCCAAAGAATACATTATATCATGCTCAAACAGAAAAGAGAGGCAACAAAGAGCATGAGCCAGATGATGTTTGCCAGATTCGGGATCAATTACTTCACCCTTTTTCCATGCCCACAAATGTCTTTGTAAGGCATCAAAATACCTGCGTTTAGCATCAGGTACTTTTTTCCAATTGTCTCTTTCATATTTTTGAGCACCAAATGTTAATACATCAACAGTGGCTTCAAGTGCAAGAGGCGGTAACAAACCATATTCTAGTTTGTTACCGTCAAATTTACGCCCGCCTGTTGTTGCTGTTTGTGATGCCTTTACAACATCATCACTCATTACAATTTTCCTGTATATTGTGCGACAGCAGGCATATTGCCAGTAAATGCGTATGTACCGATGTGTTGTGTTTTCATCCAAGGACATAAGTAAATTTGTCCACCCATTTTGCGCCACATTTGACAGAACATATAATCTTCTGACAAGTAGCGATCAGAACCACCACCAACAATAGATTCTTTTGTGTCAATTACTGTATCAAAGTATGCATGAATATAACGAGAACCATCAAAGTTGGATTGGCCAACATGGTCTGGTTTATACCTAATCGTTGGATACTCTTCTTTCATCTTATCAAACACTTCACGTTTGATCATCATATAACCAGTACCAATTTCCATAACTTCTAATGGTTCGGTGACTGTAAATTGTGATGTGCCTTTTACAACATTAAACACATATTCACCAACAAGATTTTCAAGTTCTTTTGGTTCTAAATCTTTATGATTGCGAGCTGCATGAGCAATATTACTCCAATTCATTGATTTTTTGGGATAAGGGCCACCAATAACATCTTTGTCAAGTGCTAGTAAAGCAATTACGTCTTGTGCATTGAAATTAATATCGCTGTCAATAAACATCATGTGTGTATAATCTGATCGTAGAAATTCATCAACCAAATAATTGCGAGCCCTTGTAATTAAAGATTCATTGAATAGAAATGAAAATTTGAGTTCAATGCCGTATCGCATGAATGTTGTTTGTAAGTCTAAACAGGACTTCATATAAAGTCCGTGGTTCATGCCGCCATACATTGGAGTGGCAACAAATAACTTATGTTTTTTTAGTTCGTCTAACTTAACTTGTATTTCCATAATGTATCCATAAAATAAAAAAGAGAAGAGGATACAATATATATCCTTCTTCTCTGTAATTTCCTAAGAAATTTTAGGCAAATGCACGTTCGCCTTGTGAACGGATTGCAGCAATGCCTTCTGCAACCATACGCTTAGTTGGTTTACCCAAGCGATAGAAGGAAACTTTTTCACCACTTGCATTGATGCGAGTGTTCAAATAAATTGCGTTACCTTCATTACGCAACTCATTGATTGTTGCGGATGGGTTTGCAACACCAAAAACTGACTGCATCTTAGCAGCTGTTAGAGTGTTGTATGCACTATCTTTTGATAGATAGGCAAGGACTTTTGATTTTGTTGTCATGTAGACTCCATAATAAACGAATCGCTAAAAAATAATTATCTGAGAGGCGATTCAATCTCTCAAATGATATGTAAGTATAACAGATTAAATAAGGTGTGTCAATAATTTTTAAGGCAAATAACACACCATTGCCCTAATTAAAAGGGAATATCTTTTTCAGAATCAATTTCTGGAACTTCTTCTGCCTGCATTGTAGAGGCAAGAATTGTTTCGGTATTTGCACCTGCATCAACTTTGGTATACAGGTCAAGGAATGATGCCTTTGTATCGTCATCAAAGCGATTCAAACAGAGGCCGATTGCCTTCATTTTGTCACCAAAGATACCGAATGTTTCAACAATGTGGACTAAACGGCGAGTGGAAATCACTTCATCACATCCGCCATCCGCAAATGTTTTACGAATCACGTCAGCCCATGTAACAAGTTTTTCTGCAAACTCATCATCGGCACGACCAACAGAGGTCAATTCTTTTTCGATGATTTTTCTCTCAACTTTAATTGGAGGAAATTCTTGTTCCATTGTAGTGCGGAATCTTTCAAGAAAAGCCTCATTCAATACATTGGTAAACATATAACGACCATCGTCAGAACCTTTACCTTTAGTATTGGCAGTAGCGAATACAGTAAAACCAGGTGCAGGTAAAATCAATTCACCTTTCTTTTTCAACATAAAAGGTTTGCCTTCAAGCACACGTTGCAAAGAGGAAAGATTTTGAGCACCATAATCAATTTCATCAATACACAAAACGGCACCTTGACGAGCAGCAGTGGTCACGGGACCATCACGCCATTCCATATTACCATTAATCAGTACATAGTTACCAAGCAAATCACTTTCATCGGTTTCTGGTGTCATTGATACACAAACGAATTTACGTTTTGCTTTGGCACATGCCTGTTCAATTGACATTGTTTTACCATTACCAGAATGACCAGTAATGAAAACAGGGAAGAAACGGTGTGCATTTACGATTGCAAGCACATCTTCAAAATTGCCAAATGGCACATAATTTTTATAAGATTTAGGAATCAAATCAGTAGAGTCCAAATCTGTTTGGACATTCTGAATACGGTTATCAGATTTTTCTACATGTTTGGTCATAGGTAATATTTGAGCAGCCATTTCAATTACGGGACTAGCAGTAACTACCACACCTGTTGGCACTTTGTAAACACCTCTAGTAACTTTGTTTTTCTCATCATTCGTAAACCAGTACGGATGAGCGATATCAATTTTTTCACAAATTTCTGTAATTTCTGTTTTAGTGATTTGGTCTTTACCAGTTAACACTAAAGCATTAATAAACATTTCTTTTTTCTGAGCACGATTCATAATATAAAACCTCTTTAATTCACAAGATACATACAGTATAACACAACTGGCCTATTTGTCAACCAGCGTGTTGCCGAAAAACAACAGTTCAAACTGCCATTCCTTGAATGAATTTGGACACTAGTACCCGATTCACTTGTTTCTTTTTCGCCATTTTCATAAATGCCGTTTTGAGTTTGTGTGATGTAACAGTACCGTTAATCTCAAGTTCTTCCTCTTCGGTTTGTAATTCAGAACCGCCTGCAATCAGGTAGAATGAATTGTAACCTTTGGTGTTTGAAATCAAAAACTTCTCATCTTTGAATTTCTTAATCAAAGATTTTTCTGTTTCATATGCCATAGCCACATTAGTTTTACGGATTTCTTCAATTGTAGAACCATCTTCAAAGTAATAGCGACCACGAATTGCACTTTTTGCATGACTGGTTCGTGAAGCAAGGATGAAGAAACCAAACACTTTGGTTTTACCCACAACACGAATCCATTCTAAAGCAGAGCGCAACAATTCTTCATTTGTGTAATACGAATAGATTTTGTTCTTATTAGGACAAAGAGCGTATTCAAATTTGTTTTTGCGGTCACGAATAACAACATTCGAACTACGGATATCAAAACTGTATGACCAAATATTTTTTTGTACATCACCATTGTGGTTTTTATGTTCAACTTCAAGATAATGACTGGAAGAATTATCGGCATCACCATCATGTACAATAACCAAACTTGTTATGTCAAGGTTATTTGTTGTACGGAAATTATTCAGAATTGAACCAACTGCAAATACTGCCTGAACCAAAGGTGTGTTAGAAAGATTTTCACTTTCAGGACGACCAATGCGGTTGTATTGACCACGGACATAAACATAACTTTCTTTCAATAGAATTAAGTTACGCAAACTCTTGGTGAATTCAACATTAGACATTTTTGAATTGATGTATTCACGCAATTGTACATTAGAGAATGCTAATTGACCAACTTTGCGAGAGAAGGAATCACCATCATCTTTGCGTTTTGCAGAGGTATCTAAACCACGGTCAATATTGAATGTTTCAGAACAATCAGTAAAACCATATACAGAGAAAGGAATATTCACTTTGCGGCAGAACATGGTAAGAACCAAAATCTGTTCAATTGAGCCTGCCATGTTATCAGACATAGAACCAGAACAATCAAGTAATAGAATCAAACCATGAGACTTGCCTTTTGGCACCAACATCACTTTACGGAAAATGTTGTCATCAAACTTGTAATTGCAAA